TCAATTAAGAATTTTTTAAATTCTTTAAGAGCAAATAGATAAATAAAGAATATAGGATATTTATGACTATTGGCAATAAGATTAATAGAGGTGGTAAGCAGCTTTGCATCTTTCTAGAAGAAGTTGAAACCAAGCGTCTAGAAGAAAAGCTTCAAGGTGGTTATGATTGGGATTCGGATCTTGATAAGCGAATTGCTAAGGCTGTGGTATCATCAGCCGAGTTACGAAGATTTAGGTTAAGTGTTGATAATGTTACAACTATCAACGGTAAGTTCCAAGTTGATATTCCTCGTTCTTCTTATGGGGATGATTTTATTCTGAATGATGTTGAAACGAAGTCGTTAGCCAGAACCTTAATGACTGCTTTGCACGATGAGGAATTAGAAATAAAGTTCTTACAGGCTAGGCTCGATAAAGATTTCGACGGTATCACTCTCTATTTCGAAAAATACTAAGGATAAAATTATGGCTAACGAATACGATAAGTTCAATAAAATTGCCTTTAAGCTTCTGAATGAAATGAAAGAAGAACAAATTAAGGATGCGGTTGATACCGAAAAGATGGAAGATGTAGCTGATGTAATGAATAAGAAAACTGGTATCGACTTTAAGAAGACCAAGAACTCACAGGGTCAGATGGATGAAGCTGCTTTCTCTCGTCAGCATTATGAAGCTATTGCTAAGATACTTAAGGATGCAGTCTCAAATACCAAAAATGTTTCTCCCGAGTTTACAGTATTAGAAATTGGTCAAAAACTAATTGAACTTTTTAAACAAGATAATTCTAGATTTGATGTTAATCGTTTTTCTCAAGCTGCGGGGCTAGAGAATTTAATTGATAAGGACTAATATGACCTTCAAAGAACAAATAGAAGATCTTCTCAAAGATAGCAAGGTTCTCAAAGAAGAATCTAATGTTGATTTCGAATTATCTAAGATCGATAAGAATCTAGAAGAAGCTGTAGATAATCAGACTAATCAGACTATAAATAAGCTGTTCGAAAGAAAATAATATGCCACAAGAAATTATCAGTAAGTTTCAAAAGAAGTACGGTAAAGAAAAAGGAAAACAAATTTACTACGCTACAGCAAATAAAGAAGGCAGAAACCCCGAAACATTTAAGAAAAAGGAAGAGGATAAAATGGAAAAGACTTCTATTCTAGAAAATACAGATATTCTTACCGAGGCTCAGAAGGTAGAGCTTAAGAAGATCTTGGATACTATTGTCGAAGAACGTGTACAGAATCAAACCAATGCTTTCATCAAGAAGTATACTGGATTTATTGTTGAACAAGCCACCAAGAAGATCACTGGCAACTTGATGAGTAAGCTTTCAACCAAGATCAACGAAGAGATTGGAACGATTAAGGATAAGTCAGAAAGAATCTGTCGTTCGGTCGTTTGTGAAGCTTCGAATAAGATTGCTGAAACTAAGGCAAAGCATAAGAAGCTTGTAGAAGATTTCAAGGCTACTGCTCCGCAACTTATCGAGAGCTTGGCAGAAAAGAAGGCACAAGAGCTTGCTGAAGAAGCTATCCTAGCTATCGACCAGAATAAGAAGATTGCCGCAACCTTTGAAGGAATCACAAAGGGGTTGGAGTCTGTAGGTTATGTTATTAATGAGGACGTTGAACAACGCATAAAAAAACTAACAAGTGAGAATATGGAAGTTCGAACGAAATTGATTAGGCAGGAAAGAGATCTTAAGCTTGCTGAACTTTCAGAAGGAATGATGCCGGTTCAAAAGAAAGAAGTAGCTGAATTGCTTTCAGAATGTACTACTGCAAAGTCAATTGAGGATAAGTTCAAGTTTGCCAGAGACAAGATTATGAAGAAAGATGTAATTATTGAAGAGAAGATTGTTGAGAACCCCAAGACAGAAATAATCAATGAGGAAGAGATTTTCAGTGATTTATTGGTTGGTGCAAAGAAATTTATTCAAAAACGTTAAAAATATAGGATTTTTTATAATAGTCAAGCCTAAATAGGTTTGTAGCAGTAAGTTATAAGTTTACTTTAAAAGAATGGAGAAACAATATGGCAAAGTTAGATTTCAGCACTCTCGTAGCAGATCCGAGAGAAGAAATCGTCAGACGTTGGGACCGTGAGGGGTTCCTAGAGGGTATTGACGATTTTAACAAGAAAACGAACACAGCACTTATCCTTGAAAATCAGTTCGATTACCTCACAGAAAACGGTGGAACTTCTATCGCTGACGTAAGCGTTATGAAGAAGCTCACGATTCCTATGGTTCGTCGTGTGTTCCCCGGTCTTATTGCTCATGATCTCGTAGCAGTTCAGCCCATGAGTGGTCCAGTTGGTCTTGCCTATGCACTTCGTAGACACAGACTTTCACAAAATGGTGGCGTTGAGATTCCGCAGAATTCATCTGATCCTGCTGATACAACGTATGACACGCCAGAGAATCGTTATGCGAACATCTATGGCGACCCCGACTACGCTCAACCACAAAAGGACTTCACCGGTCCAAATAGCGCATGGCAGGGTGAAAGAATGGGTAGCGATTCGAAGTTGTTTGATAGCACCCACGGTGACAGTGGCCCAACAACGTTCACTCCACAAGAAGTAGGTATCAGCATCATCTCCAAAGAAATTCGTGCTTGGACTCGTAAGCTTCGTGCCCGTTTCCCGATTGAAGTCCAACAGGATCTTCACTCGATGCACAACATCGACATTCGCAGAGAATTGACCGATGTTATGAGCTACGAGATCACAGCCGAAATCGACCAAGAGATTCTTGCAGCTATTAAGAATCAGGCTCGTCTTGGTGGTGTTATGACTTGGACGTACAATTCAACTGCTGATGGTCGTTGGCAGATTGAAAAGTATCGCACTCTTATGACTGCTGTTAACATTGCAGCTAATGAGATTGCAGTTGCAAACCGTATCGGGGCTGGTAACTTCCTTATCGCTTCGCCAAGAGTTTGTGCAATTCTTGAAGCACTTCCTGAATTCGCACTTTCTCCAATCGATGCAAAGCTTAACGCTCTAGGAACACCACCACCGAACGCATTCGTCGGAACAATCGGACGCTATAAGGTCTACAGAGACATTTTCGCAACTACCGAGTATATCGTTGTTGGTTACAAGGGAAGTTCAACAAACGATGCCGGTATTGTCTACTGCCCATATATTCCGGTTATGTTCGATGAGGCAAAGGGTCCGGAATCGTTCCACACTCACCTTGGCGTTATGACTCGTTATGCCATCGTAAGCAATATGTTCGGTTCAAAGAACTACTACCGCTACATCGCTGTTAACTTCACTGGTGATATCGCTGGTAGCACAACTGAGTCTCAGGCAACCGATCCGTTTGGAAATTACGAACGTCTTCCAAAGGAAGTTCGTCGTGCTTCTACGGACGCTGCTACAAAGAACTGGGATTCTCAGGGTCCATCGGGTTCCTAATCCGAATAGAAGTTGTTGTGATTTTCAAAGAGAGGAAGGAAGAAAAATCCTTCCTCTCTTATTTTTTATACTAAATAGAGTAGGAGAATATAATGCCAGATACGGATGAAGAGATTTTTGAAAAGTATGAGAGAACACCAAAGGAAGTAAAGGTTGATAATCCGGAATTGGTGGGCAAGTTGGATTGGGATGCTCAGATGGAAAAGCGTACAGCCAAAGAATTACAAAAATCTAATAACCATCAGAAATAATGGAGAATAAAATGATTTGCAAACAAGTAAATGTTCCCACAACCGCTACTAGCGTTTATAATCTTATGAAGTCTTATTTGTCGGCAGCAGAAGTAGCAGCTATTGATGATTACAATCAACAACTGAAATTTAATGTTCTACTTCAAGTAACAAGTTCAAACTCTCAAACTGTTTGTGTTGGTGGAGCTACGGACCAAGAATATTATCTTGTGAAGCCAGCAAGCACCGCAACAAATCAATATGAATTTAATAAACAGTCTATCACAGAAATATTTATTAGAGGTACGGGTGGGGATAAGGTAACAATTGTTCTGTTGCCGTGTTCTAACTAATATTCGCTATTCGCAAATAGAGAACGGAAGGGTGATTAGCCCTTCCGTTTTATATTACCTAGAATTTTCTGGATCTCTTTATCTCTGTCCTTTAGATCCGGCTCAAAGCAAAACTCTTCAAGGTTGATATCGCAGCTAGGACAGCTTGAGTCTTTACGAATAAACTTTCTTGCTATCCACTCGCCGCAACGGAGACAATTTCCTTGCGAAAGAGTTTTACGCCGCTTTTGATAAATACGAGAAATCTCCTTCTGTGTCATCAACGTGCTATAAACACCGAAGGGGATTCTTTCCTCAGAATCCGTATTCGTAGATACAGTAGACTTCTTCATCTAGACAATCCTCATAATAGATATTCCACTCTTCTTCAAATTTAATAACATCAATCGTTTTATAAATTGTGTCCATTTTTCTTTTCCTCAATATCGAGTTCGGGATGAATAATAGCTTCTACCAAACTTAAAGAAGCAATTTGTTTGCTATAATCAATTACCGAAACCGCTAAAGAAGTCATAGCCTTCTTATATTCATTTTCACCTTGCGGAAGCTTATTCAAATTATAAGCTAATTCATCAGGCTTTGGCAAATGAATAATTGGAGTCAAGCAGCGGCCTCCTCGATATCGGGTTTCTCTTCCGTAGTATTTAGCTGATCACCCACAAGAAACTTGCAAGCCTTTTCAGCCAAAGAACAAGCTTTATAAATAAATCGGTCGCCGTTCTTACCCTTAGCTGCCTTCTTCCAACTTGCAATATAGGCAAGATTATTCTTGTCCATATATCCGTCAATCTTGAGAGTCATACAGAGAAACATAGCGCCAAGTTCAGCAACAAGCTCTTCCATCGAACGCTCTTCAACATCAAAGGCATAATTCTTGCATTCACGATCAACTCTCTTTGCCGTCCAATGCATCAGTTCGTGGAGAGCCGTTGCAGCCCATTCGTCTGAAGACTTGAATTGAGAAGCCAAGGGAAGAGTAATCTTATCGTTAGCGGGATCGTAGCAAGCTCGATTAGAAGTCTTGTTTTCAACACCTACATTGTGCTTCTTAAAGAGATCCTCAACCAGTTTATTAGCCTTAATATTATCGTCAATCACTCCCTCATTGAGCGGCTTGAGATTGAGATTCTCCGTATCTTCTGCATTAAATACACAGACGTTACGGGCATAAATAAGATTCTTTTTCTTTCCCGGCTTCTTATCGTCCTCAACCTGAGTGATCTTCCAAGCAATCAGATAAGTAGCCTTGGCACCGAGCTTGACCTTACCCTTAGCTTTGCGAATCTGATTGAAGGTTGCGTAGCGAGGATCGCCACGATTTTCAAGAAGACACGTTAGAATATTGTGCAAACCACGATACTTATGACCAGTAAAAGCATTGCGATAGTTTGAATCAATTGTTCGCCAAGGCTTCACCCAAGAAAGATTTTCCTTGGCTTCCGATTCCTCAAGAGCAGTCATCACGATACCAGTAAACTTCGCCATTGCGTTACTTGCCATTTTCCTTCTCCTTCATCTTAGACGTTTTCAAATCTTCATCGTGCTTTTTAGCGCAAGCTTCCCGTTGTTCTTTGATACACAGATCAAAACAAGCAGAATTGCATCCGGCGATAAATCTCCACGCCAAACACTTTCGATAAGCTTCACCGCTGATTTCCATTATTGACTCCTATATTATACCCCATTCTTATGACAAGTCAAATTTATTTTATGAAAAAATTGTAAACGCCTATCATATCACAGATTAGAAAGAAAAATTGCATCGAAGTAAACCAATAAGCTTCTTTCTTTATCCCCCAAACTATTGCTATCAAACAACTTATGATCCAAACAAACCATCCATAAAAACAAACATTCGACACCATTAGCGCACCAAGCATCGAAAGTATTGAAAAGCTGGCTTCAAGTATCCTATCAGTTTTCATCGGTTCTCCTCTTTTGTGGATTTATTATAACCGATAGAATCTCTTTGTCAAATTAATTTTCCGAATTCTTATTATATACTATATATTCAAAGAAGTATCTTTCAAGTAACTTCAAGCTACTTCTTCGTAGCGAAAGTATCGACCGTAGCTACATTCATCTCAGAGATACTTACAAGCTACTTAGATACTTATCTTTGAATAGCTGCTAAAAATTAAATAAGAAATTCTGGTTGACAATAAGAATTGAATCGGGTAGAATGACGAATAAGAGAGGGGATTTTTTATGCAGACCTTTATGCCCTTGCCGAATTTTTATGATTCGGCTCATTGTCTTGATTACCGCAGACTTGGAAAACAACGGGTCGAAGCGATGCAGCTTATTAATATAATTGAGGGAAAGACCAAATCTAAGGCTTGGCAGAATCATCCCGCTGTTGGTTTGTGGCGAGATAGTTTGCTGGCTCTGAAATTCTATTGTAATGTGATGATCGAACACTGGATTCAGCGAGGATATAATAATACAATGAAACCATATTATATTCCTCTTTCGGCTGATGTAATTTATCCCAAGTGGTTTGGTCGAGAGGACTTTCATAGTCGCCACCGTGCAGCTTTGCTTGCTAAGAATCCTGAGTGGTACGGGAAATTCGGCTGGAAGGAAGAGCCGAAGATTGATTACTTGTGGGAGTAGAAAATGGAAACTGACCTTCAACGCTACCTACGCAAATATAATGACTTAGATAAACTCACCGCAGAGTTTGGTATCAAGTGCTACAGCCATCCCACGTTGCCTCTGGTGGGCTTCAAATATAATATGATAGATTCTCCCAAGTACGAACCTATCGTTCGCTGGAGCCGTGGTTCTGTGCTTGAGAGGGGTACTTGGAATTTAATTGCTCAGCCCTTTAAAAGATTCTACAACTTCGGGGAGTGTGAAGAAGAAAGAGAGAAGTTTGATTGGAGCAACTTCACCGTAACCGAGAAGGTAGATGGTTCTCTGATTATTGTTTATTTTTATGCCGGTCGGTGGAGAATCAATACTTCTGGTTCCTTTGCTGATGGTCAGGCTGGTCTTTATAATGGAACTTGGGAAGAGTTATTCTGTAAGACCTTCCCCGGCATTTTAAATGAATCTCCAAGAATGGATAAGCTTTGTAGTTCTTTGAATCCCAATTTCACTTATCTATTTGAATTGTGCAGCCTTTATAATAAGATCGTTACTTTGTATCCTAATCCTGTTGTATTCTATTTGGGGTCATACGACCTCAAAAACGGATATGAATTGACCTTTGGTGAAGTGGAGTGTGAAGCGGCACGTTTAAATTTAAAGCTTCCCAAGACTTATCCCTTTAAAAGTATAGCCGAAGTATTAGATTTCCTTCACGTTCAGGAAAGTGAAAATCCAACCTTTGAGGGAGTTGTAATCAGGGATTGTCACAATATTCGCTTTAAAGTCAAGAACGAAGCGTACTTACGGCTACATCATATGTTTGATAATGGCAATGTAGCCAATCCCAAGCACTTTGTTCCTTTTATTGTTAAAGGCGAGAGAGCCGAAATCGAAAATTATTTTCCAGAGCTTAAGGCTCTTTTTGATGAGGCTGAAAATAAAATCCAAAAAGAGTGGAAAAATCTTCTTGACTTATGGAAAGAATGTAGTAGAATACAGTCACAAAAGGATTTCGCCCTCTCGATCATAAAGAGAACCAAGTTTTCATCGGTCCTCTTTACACTCCGAAAAGAGAAGGGTTTAAATCAGACTCAAGATGATTTACAGGAAGCTTGGGCAAACTCTCACGATCTCATTACAAAGGTGATTTATGGCTAACAGGATTATTCATATCAGCGAATCCTATCTAAAAGATCTTATATTAGATATTCTCATCGAGAAGATGGAGAATGGGGTTAGTGCGGTACAAGCTACCAACGAGATTATAGAAGAACTTCGCCGCAGAGAAAAAGAACAAGAAGAAAGAATTAATTGGAATTAGGAGATAATAATGCCAAAGGATTTTCAAACACAGAATCAAGATTTTAAAGCAGCAATCAAGTTGATTCGTCAAATTGCCGAAGAGGGGTTCTACGATAAGAATCAGAAGCACGAAGAGGCTGTTGAAAATGGATACTACGAGATCCTGAATGCTTGTCAGGATTTTATTGAGGAAAGGAACCTGTAGTGATATTTTTTACTAGCGATACCCACCTTCAACATAAGAATATTATTCAGTATTGTACTCGCCCATATCCTAATGTTCCCACGATGGATGACAAAATCATCGAAAATTGGAACAAGGTTGTGAAGCGTGGCGATACCGTCTATCATCTTGGTGATTTTGCTTTCTGCTGTCGCAGGGATGAAGTTGAGGCTTTTATCAAGAGACTCAACGGACAGATACATCTTATCTGTGGCAACCACGATAAGGATAATGTTCGCAAGGCTAAGGGGTTTGCTTCGGTCAGAGATATCAAGAAAATCACCGTCAAGTATAAAGATGAGTGGGGTAGAGAACTTTATCAAGATATCGTCCTTTGTCATTACGCAATGAAGGTGTGGGAGAAGTCAGGTCACGGTAGCTGGCAGCTTTACGGACACAGCCACGGTACTCTTCCTGATGATAAGCACAGTTTTCAATGCGATGTTGGTGTTGATAATTGGAATTTCACTCCCGTATCCTTTGCTCAAATTCGGGAAGTTATGAAGAAGAAATATTATATTCCACAGGATTATCACGGTCATACTGGACTTACTACAATTCCTGACGGTCCACCCGCTCCCAAGTCAACTGGTTGGATTGAAAGAGATTATCAGAGCGGGTTGTATGACTTCTCAGATTTATTTGACAAGTAGGAGAAAAAATGCTTTGCTTTATCTGTAGGGATAGCTATAATGATTATCTTGCTGGCAATCGATTGATGGAAACGATGATTGCAGAAGCTTTGGTTGAAGCTGATTTTAGAGAGGATGAAGTGGAGCTACGATTTGCTGATACTAAACTTATGGGTACAGCTATCAGACTTTTTAATCAGTTGGCTTATGAGCAGAGATATAAATCTGAGATATTGCGAGAAACTGAAATTAATGTTTGGGGAATTGATGGTAACAAGACTCGCTTTGTTTTTATGAATTCGATACCGGAGAATAGTAATGCCTCTTAATTTAAATGAACTTCAAGATAAGCTTAATAAGGATGGACACAAGCTTCTTTATCTAGTGAAGTTTGGTAGCCATCTTTACGGAACTTCGGGTGTGGGTAGCGACGAAGATTTCAAAGGTTGCTTTTTGCCCTCTAAGGAATCGTGCCTTCTAGGTACGGCTCCTAAGCATTTCACTTTCAATACTAAGACTGACCGTGACGCTAAGAACACGGCTGATGATACTGACGTTCAGCTTTGGAGCTTACAGTATTTTCTTCACCTTCTAGGTCAGGGTGAGACTAATGCAATAGATCTTCTCTATTCATATTCTTATCGAGAGATGATTGTTTATAATAACAATACTCTTTTTTCTAGGGATAAGAATACTGTTGGTTATCGACTTTTTGAACCACTATTGGGATATCTTTATGATAACCACAAGAAGCTTTTCTCTGTCAAGAACACCAAGTCCTTTGTCGGCTACGCAATAGGTCAGGCTCGTAAGTACGGAGTCAAGGGATCTAGACTTGGCGTTGTCAAGAAGATAGTTAATTTCCTTGAAACTCTTGCCAACTCTTATAATGGTTTTGTTAATTGGAGGGTGATGAAGTTAGATGCTTGTATAGAGGATCTTCTTGATCTGTGCGGCGATCCTTCTTACTGCTTCGTCAAGGAAGTTGATGCTAAACCAAAGCCCAAGATGACTCTCTTCGTCAACGGCTCTCAACACCACCTTGATATAACAATAGAGGAGTTCTACAGCCGTATGAAGTCAGAGTACGAAAAGTACGGTGAGAGAGCAAAGCAAGCAGAGACTAACGAAGGTCTTGACTACAAGGCTTTGTCACACGCTGTCAGGGCGATACGACAGATGGAGTATCTTCTTGGATTCGGAAGGATACAATATCCTCTTGCTTGTGCAGAAGAACTAAAAGCAATAAAACAAGGCCAGCTTACTTGGTTAGAAATAGAAAAACTTATAACCAATGGTCTTGAAAATGTTGACCAATTGCAACTTTCTGTTACCACAGAGCATGAATTAGATACCAAATTTGTTCGGGATTTTATACTGAATTGCTACTAAATATAAGGGATAAATTCTTTTTTGTTCTTTCAAGGAGAAAGATAATGAGTAGATTTTTAGGAGTTATTTTTTCGTTTGTATTGGTGAGTGCTTTGGTTTTAGGAACCTCATGCATTAATACTGGCGGCTGTACTTTACAGAAGGATGATTTTCAGGGTCGCCCCGTAACTGTAGAAGTTCCTTTCGAAGCATCAGTCGATAAGGGTCTTTTAAGCTGGAAGGTAGTGTTGGAAAATAAGCTTGAGAAGCGTGGTTATTTTATTGGGACTCTTTACTTCTCTACTGATTCAGAAAGGATTCAAGTTGATTTCGATTTGACGGTTAATTCTAAGACTAAGTTAATTGTGGAAGATAAGTTCAAGTGTCAAGGAACGAAGCTTCTATCGAAAGAGCCTAGAATTAGTGGACCAAATACCTGTGTAACTTGTACCTGTCTAGTAAATTGTGGTGGTAAGAAATGCACGGGTGCTGCTGGAAATTGGCCCGATAGAAAGCTAGAGATTGCTTATAGCGTTACTCCTCTTGTCAAGACTGTTGTGATTGATCTGAAGCTTGCAGTTCCGGGGATAGAGATTAAGACGCAGACTGATACTACTTCGCATCTTGCTATGTCTTATGATCCGGTTGATGCAGTTACTTTCGAATATGTTGCTACAATTAGTAACCATATCGATAATGATGTTATTGTGGAGTTTGTTATATTAGATGGCGGCACAATTAAGGCTGAACACACTATCGGACTTGCGCCCTTTAAGTCAGGAGAAAGAAAGGGCAAGATAGTTTATGATAAGGCTGTTCCTCACGGATTTTCACTTAAGATTGTTAGAACACATAAACTGGGGAAGTAATAGGATTCGACAGGAAGGGATAGTTTAGAACGGCAATCCGCAGATGATGGTTGGCTGCGTATCAATCCATCACAAAAGTAACTGGCGAAGAACTCGCTCAAGCTGCCTAATTGAAGGCAACCGAGATACAGAATAGGAATCCTAGTAACTGTATTTCGACAAACAAGGATGGACTGAGGGAAAGACCTCACATTATAAATGTTCCAAATGTTCAAGTTGCTGCACTTTAAAAGCAGAAATGATTGTTGATGTTCTCTACGACAACTTTACTGGACCGGGGTGCAACTCCCCGCTTCTCCACCAATTTTCTACTTTTCTCCACTAGGAGAATAAGTGTCAGATTATAAAAGAGAAATGTCCTTTGAAGAAGCTTGTAGGCAACCGATGGATGCTGCTTTGCGCCTTCAGCGAAGAAAATGGGAAGCTAAACCACCTACACCAGAAGCACTTGCAAGATTTAAAGAATGGTGTGAAGAATATAAGAAAAAGAAGCTTGACAAATCTCTAGAAGATGATATACTACCTATATAGAAATAGATAGCGGTACAGGTGTCGGGCAGTTGGGGAAGTAAGATTTTAGAAAAAAAGTATTTGACAAATCAACTTCTGTGATATATACTAATAGAGGATAACTTGTACGGCTGGTAGGTGATCGTATAGAGGTAATAGTGCTGGTCGTGTAGAAGTAGAGGTTATAGATAGGTTCTTTGGATAAGTAACAATATTCAGTTAACCTATCAGCCGTTTTAAAAGATTAATGGAGTAACGATAAAGTGTATTTACGAGGTTATCGACCACAACTTAAAGCTACGCAACCCATACGACCTAGTTCGTGTGGGAGAAATTTGAAGCAGCATTGGTTCGAAAGTAATACAATTAAGTAGTCCCGCCAAGTGAGCTTGTCCTCCTTGGCTTGACCGAGGGGGAAGGCAAAATCCCTAAACCCCCAAAGTCGAATATAGTTCGTTGACAACCGAATACGATTATTCGTATATTGACGGTAAGGCTCTCATTGATCCTGACTTCTTTTGCTAGTTTTAAGAGAAGCTGCTTCGGGAACATCTAGTGCGGAGAGCGCAATATCCAGCGGTGGGGAAGGGACCAGCTTGGGCTTTGTTGTAAAATCATATGGGGTCATCGTATAATAGGAGTACACCAGCCTTGCAAGCTTGAGATCCCGGTGCGATTCCGGGTGGCTCCACCATACTCTTGTAGCGTAATGGTAACGCATCTCTTTGACGTAGAGAAGATCTTGGTTCGATTCCAAGCTGGAGTACCAAATGGAAGTTTCGCCTAATGGTAGGGCAGTAGTCTTGAAAACTACCGAGCGCAAGCTCTTGGGAGTTCGACTCTCTCAACTTCCGCCAATTAAATTAATGCCCACAATGCTCCGGTGGGTTTAAGACAGAACCGTTAACTGCAATTGGCTGTATCCTTATCTTAAAGGAAGTTAACCAATTCTGGTGCGGTTAGGAGCTTATGGAATCGTCGCATAATGGTAGTGCAGCAGCTTGCTAAGCTGCCGACCTGAAAGGGTTTTGTGTGTTCGACTCACACCGATTCCGCCACGCTGGATTAGAATAATAGAAGTTCGGTAGATTCATAACCTACAGGCACAGGAGCATAACCTGTATCCAGTACCATAAACTTACTGCGGGGTCTACCAGTGGCAGGTTTTGAGACTCATAATCTCAAGGTCGAAGGTCCGATTCCTTCCCCCGCTTCCAAATTAGTAGGACCGTAGGTAGGCTTCTCGTTTGCGATTAGCAGGAAACGCTATACAGTAATGGTTGTTTAACAACCTTATGATGGCCTAGAAATTAGGTGCGTGGCTACGGTATCCGTTATTAGTAGCAGATAAGATTTTGCGGTTGGTTCAGGGATGAGCCTCTAATCCTGCAAAATCGATAAAGCTCCCTCTGCTCCGATTAGAAGCAAGGAAACTTCTGCTATGTTATTCGGTTGTGCGTTAACCCCAAACGCTCCGATGGCAACTATCGTCAAAGTTGCACTTGAGAATAAACTTGCGAACCCGCAAGATATAATTAACTTTGGTTGTTAATTTCTCCTTGGTGGTACTAAATACTATAAAGGAGAAGAGAATGAGTAGACAATCCGAAGCTGTAAAGCGGTGGAGAAAAAACACTAAAACAAAAATTGTTGATATTCTTGGTGGAAAGTGTTGTGTGTGTGGATATAATAAATGTGATTCTGCTCTAGCGTTACATCACCTTGAACCAAATGAAAAAGAAATAAGCTTTGGAAAAATGCGAGCTTGTCCAAAAAATTGGGAACAAATAAAGAAAGAACTAATGAAATGTGTTTTAGTGTGCCACAATTGTCATTCTGAAATTCATTCTGGTTTATTGAAAGTTAATATTGAAATGCAAAATCTAGATAAAGATTTATTTGATAAGAAGAAATTATTTAAAAAGGATGATTTAGATCAGTGTCCAATTTGCGGAAAGGATAAACCAAAGCACTTAATAACTTGCTCTTTAGAGTGTGCAAGAAAGAAGTCTTGGAAAATTGATTGGTCAAAAATAGATTTGGTTGAAGAGTTAAAAACAAAAAATATAAATCAAATTGCAGATGAGTTGGGATGTTCTTGGACAAATATTAAAAAGAAATTAAGGAGACTAAATTCCCCTGTAGTTCAAAGGTAGAACGGCTGGCTGTGGAGAAACGCAGCGTATATCCGAAAGGGTATATGAAAATCCTTCAAAGTCGGTGAAGCCTAAAGTGAAAGCTAAGGTAATACCGAGCCAAGCAGAAGAGAAATCTTCGGGCGTGTGTAGAGACTAGACGGAGGACACCTAAACCGAAAGGCAAGGTGATGGTATAGTCCAGTCCACAGTGAAAATTGTGGGAAGCTGTAACCAGTTAATCTTCGTTCGATTCGAAGTGGGGGAGCCAAAAATATATAGGCTGTTAGTAGATAAGTTATCACGCCACGCTGATAACGTGGAGAGGGTGGAGCATTACCACCACAGCCTACCAGATATAAACTTAAGCGAATGACCGAATCGTTTACATTTCTCTTGTAAAGAAAACGATGGGGTTCGACTCCCCAACCCTTCGGGGTGCTTGGTGCTAGTCAAATAGACGGTTCACTTTTTGTCGCTTATTTTAATTTCAGCCACCGAAGATTGCTAACGAGTATCAACTGTTAGAATGCTCTAGGGTGCAGACTGGTTAGAGTCAGTCCTTGTTTTAAACTTTATGCCGAATGCCGAAGTCAGTTTACAATTTCTTCTAAATAGAAACCAAATAACTGCTTCAATCTTGTCGG